GTCCTGCAGAAGTGCGCTCATAGATATTAAGCGACACAGGTTTTCCGCATATACTTTGGATGTCACCCTCATTGATGAAGTTCTTTGTGATGTCCACATGATTGCGGAACATGACTGGCCTACCCTTGCGCGCGCGGTGTTCAAAGCGCACCACCATCACGTCAGTGCTGGGGTCTCGCTCAAATGGGCAGCTCAAGAAAGTGCCTACATCCAAGTCGAGCTGCACACGGGCATCAGAGCTCGTTGTGAGCTGTTCAAGCCGGAAGGTGTCCGTGATGGAGACATTCCCGCGCCGTAGTGCTTCTTCTATGGTGGCTCGGAAGTGATAGTTCATGACTGCTTGACACTCCCGCACGAACAAGCAATGACCCACATTGACGACTGTATCCTTGTTAATAATGGTGAGCTTGTATGTGTTGTTGGCAACCTTGTCGGGGAAAGCGGCGGACTGCATGAGCACCGTCTGTTGTTTTTTTGCCCTTTGGTCTAGCAAGCTGCACAGGCTCGCCAGCCTTGCCAGTCTGGGCATCGACTTCTTTCGGCATCATAGCTCCAATGATCTTGAGACCCATGGCCACGCCTCCAGCAGCCAGTAACAACCCTGTGGAAATCTTTAGGTAGTTGCGGTAGAACTGTTGTGCGTCCCGGGCTTCCTCCTCGAGTGCGCTAAGAACACTTGCCTTCGCTTTCACGAAGTCGGTTTCAGCTCTGGTGCGCATAAAGTCCTCAAATCGGTCCCTGACCGGCAGCAAGTCCGCCCAATCAACTGCCTTCGCAACGGTGCGCAGCCGCTCGCGGGTGGCGTTGCGGTCCTGCAAGCGGACGAAGGCGCCGCCAGTGAGAGCTCCAGCGGCCATGGACTTCCACCCCTGAAGAGAGACGGTGCTGTCGGGCACACTGGATGTTGTCAATTTCTCCAGGAACTTGCGATGCATGTCCATAGCGCCACTGAAATTGGTAGTACGTTGAGCCAACGAGTCCCCCACCTCCTTGATGACATCAAGTAGGGGAACTGGTTCACCGACCTCACGGGAGTTCTCCCAATCCCAGCGCTGCGCCCGCCAAAAATGCCAAGGGAACTCACCGTGTTCGTCGAAGTACTTCTTGACGAGAGCAACATCCATGCGTTTGGTGTTGCCACCAACCCACTGTAATTCATACGTGTGGTGTAAGCGACGGTACACCGCCGACACCTCAGCGATACACTGGCTTGCCTGGCTGTGAATGCTTGCAATGTTGGTGGTCCCGATGACAAGTCGGGAATTAAAGCAGTAAAGACCCTTCGACTGCAGCGTGGCCATATTCAGATTGAGACAAAAGACATTGATCTGATTGATGATGTTGATGTAATCGTTTTCACCAGGGGCCGTTTTGCTTGGGTCGCTCTGGAATATCTCATCGTGGATCAGAACGTCCTGGCCCGTGTACCCCTCCCAATAGGGGGAGTCCTTGGGCTTGCACCACATGTTTGTGCGCCAAAACTTCTG